ACGAAGTGGTCGAATTCCTGCTTATGGCCATGCGGCTCATTCGCAAGGCTCAGGTCGCGCGCGACTGGAGCGAGAAGGGGGTCACGCGCAAGTCACGCGCGGACGTGATCGCGCGCCAGACCAACGCCGCGGCGGGCGGGCCATTGATGACTCCACATGAGCTTAACGACGAGATCAGTCTCTGAGGTGCTTCTGTGTTGCTAAACCTGAATAAAGCCAGCTTGTCCATTGAGCCGGTGAACCGCTCCCTTAATGCCGCGATCGAGCGCGTCGCAACCGCAACCGCGGAGCAGCCGCGACCCTATCTCGGCGCCTCGATCGTTGGATATGAATGCGCGCGACGTACGCAATACGCTTGGTGGGTCAAGGCCGACCTCACGGCGCGGACGCGCGAGATTTTTGAGCGCGGGCATTATCATGAAGAGCGCGTGCGTCAGCACCTCGCCGCGATCGGCTTCAAGTTCGCGGCCAAGGAGGCGCTCGCCTTCAGCGCCGTCGATGGCGCGCTACGCGGTCACGCCGACGGGATCCTCATCGCGGGCACGGCGACCTATCTCGCATATCCCGCGCTATGGGAAAACAAAGCGCTTGGCGCCAAGGGTTGGCGCGCGCTCGAGCGTGACGGACTTAAGAAAGCTTTCCCGCAATATGCCGCGCAGGTCGCGCTTTACCAAGCTTACCTTAACCTGAGCAACCCGGCGCTGTTTTCCGCGGTCAACGCCGACACCTGCGAGATTCTGTTTTTCGCCGTTCCGTACGACGCCGAGCTTGCGCAGTTCTGGTCCGACCGCGCCGCCAACATCATCGCGGCGACTCGCGCGAGCGAATTGCTGCCGCGCGCCTACGATGATCCGGAAGACTGGCGCTGCCGTACTTGCCCGTTTGTCCGGAAGTGCTGGGGGAAGACGCCATGAGCGGCCGTCACCCCATCGAAGACCACGTCATCGTCACCACCACGACCCTGGACGAGATCGCTCGGGTGATCACCGAGCTTGGCTTCCGGCACGAGCCAGGCGAGCTGAACTGGCTGGAACTCATGCCGGAGTGCAAGACGCTCAAGCGCCTGATCCGGGAACGCGCCGAGCTTGGACATCTCTCGTGCGATTGGGTGATCGAGCACGCGGCGCTGCTGATCCTTGAGGCGATGGTCGCCCAGAACATGCACGACTTGACGCTGGCCGCCCAGTCGCTGCCGCCGTTCGGTCGCGGGAAGGCGCCATGAATAATCTCGCCCCTGATCCGCTCGCTGGATTCGCGCGCAGGACGGCGAGGTCATCGCCGCGCTGGCAGCCATTCAGCGCATGCTGACCTCCGGCGCGGACCTGCACACGCTCGCGGAGCGGATCGAGACTCCGCCTGGCCTGAGCGAATCCACCAAGCGGGAGATTCGCAAGGCGATCGAGGACGCGCGCGCCGCGGGCTACGCCGAGGGAGTGCGTGCGGCCGAGAGCAGGCAGAATGGTGGCGACGCCTTCCACAGCACCACGAGCGCCGAATGGATGAGGGTCGCACTGTATGTGCAGCGCGAGAAGCACCGGCTCCCCGCGCAGCACCATCAATTTGTCGACGACATGGCCGCGCGCACTGTTTGGGAGAGAGAGCCTACCGACAGACAGCATAGGTACTTGCGCAGCCTGTTCCTCAAGCTCGGCGGGAAGATCACGTGAAGCTGGTCGACTGCGCAATCCCGTGCGACGCGCAGGGCTGTCCCGACCTGCAGCAGCTGGTGCGCTTGCGCGGCGGCTATACACACATCGCGCCGGCGGACTGGCGTGAGTTCGATCGGTTGACGGCGGCTTGGCACGCGCGGCGAAGGGATATCGCAGCTCCGCGCTCGCGCGCGGCTGCGCCGCCGGCGTCGCTCGAGGTCTGCGTGAGCTGCAATCAACAAGCGCGCTTCGGCTACCGCAATGCCGCGACCGGCGAACTGTATTGGTACTCGCGGACCATCGCTTGGCGCAGTGGTGGGCCGACGCGCGGGGGTGAGGGAGGTATCGTGATGAATCCGCCGATCGACGAGGCAACCGTTCGCCGGTTCATCGAACTCATTAACGAGCACGCGAAGGGGGTCATCAACGGCGCCGACCCGCCCGGCTTTCTACAGCTGTGTCGCATCAATCCGCTCGACGAGAAGACTGTCGTTCCCAGTCGATTCGAGATCGGCGACGTTGAGCGCATGATACAGACCGCGACCGACGACGCGGTCGCGGGGCACAACGTCTACATCGAAGCGCGCACCGTGCGCCCGGGGCTGCGCGGCAGCAAGCGTGGCCTCCTCGAGGACACCGCTTGGGTGTTCGGGCTGGTCGCCGATTGCGACGCCGACAAGGACAAGGGCGGCAACATCACGGTCAGGCCGAGCCTCGCGGTCGAGACCTCACCCGGGAATTATCACCTGTGGTACCTGTTCACGCGCGCCATTCCCGCCACACAGGCAAAGGCGATCGGCGACGCCATCCGTGCGAACTCAGGCACCGATCACGACACCGGCGTGGTCACGCAGTGCTATCGCGTGCCCGGGACTCCGAACTTTCCTTCGCCGGCGAAGCGGGCGCGCGGGCGCCTCACGGTCGAGCCGACTCGCATCTTTCAGCACACCGGCCGGCTGTGGGATCCGGACGAGTTGCTGCACGCATTTTCCGCGCCGACGCTGCTGCCGCAGCCACAGGCGCAGCCGTCAGCGCAGCCGCAGTCCGCGGACGAGTTGGAGGCGACGCTTCCCGCCGAACTGCTCGAGATGATCCGCAACGGATTCGCTCCCGGTACCAAGATTCGTTCGGATAAATTTTTTGAGGTGGTGAAAGAGCTTTGGCTCCGGAACTGGACGCTCGAGGCAGTCACCACGCTGCTGGAGAAGTATCCGAACGGCATTGCGGAGAAGTATCTCGGGCGCATTCTTGGAGAGGCCAAGCGCTGCTACGACAAGTTCGTGGCGGGAGCGAACGGCTCCGCCGCGCCGCAGCCGCAGCCGACTCCGTCCCAGCCTCAGCCATCGGCCGCGACGTCTCCGCCTCCACCTCCACCTCCGCCACCCCAGCCGCCGCCGGGGCCGCAGCCGCAACCGTCAACGCGACCGGTAAAGCCCACCATTGACCTGCGCGTGGGCGAGCAGCCGCAGATCGCGACCAAGGCTGAGAGCGCGCTGTGCACGTCCGGGCTGCCGATTTTCTCGCGCGCGCGCTTTTTAGTGCGCCCGGTCTACGAGATCGTCGCCGCGGCCGACGGTCGTAAGACCGTCGTCGCACGCCTGCACAAGATCTCCTCGCGCTCGCTTCAGCTCGAGCTTGGACATGCCGCGGTATTTCGCACCTACAAAAAGCAGCGGCCGGTCCCCGCCGACGCGCCGCTGTGGCTGGCACAGATGCTAGTCGAAAAGGGGCACTGGGATATCCCGCACATCAGGGGCATCACCACGACACCCACGTTGCGCGCCGACGGCTCGCTGCTCACGATGTCCGGTTACGACCTGCAAACGCAGTTCTATCTGCTGCCCGATCTCACCTTGCCGACGATGCCAGCACAGCCGGCACGCGGGGACGCGGAAGCCGCGCTCGAGCTGCTGAGCGAGCTGTTCACGGAGTTCGCTTTCGTCGATAAGGAGCTTGACCGCTCCGTCGCACTGGCAGGTCTGCTGACCACGATCATCCGCAGCGCACTGCCGATCGCCCCGATGGTGCTAGTACACGCCCACGCCCCCGGGACCGGCAAGAGTTACCTGGTAGACCTGATCGCGACGATCGCCACCGGGCGGTACTGCCCGGTCATCGCGCTGGCGACGAGCAAGGACGAGAATGCCAAGTGTGTCGGAGCGATGATCCTGAGCGGCGCCCCGATCATCTCGTTCGACAACTGCAATAGCGACCTCGACGATGGCTCGATCCTCTGCCACGTCACCGAGCGCCCTCGGGTCTCCATCCGGGTACTGGGGCGCAGCGAAATGCCGGAATGCGACGTCACCTCCACAGAGTTCGCGACCGGCAATAATATCGCGGTCAGGGGGCAGCTGATCCGGCGGACGTTGCGCTGCAAGCTCGACGCTGTGACCGAGCGTCCGGAGCTGCGCCAGTTCAAGGGGGATCCGCTTCGTGATGCGCTGGAGAACCGCGGCGCCTATGTCGCGGCCGCGCTGACGATCATCCGTGCCTATCTCGCCGCCGGGGCGCCAAACGTGTGCGGGCCGCTCGGTAGCTATCATGCCTGGTCGCGGATGGTCCGCAGTCCGCTGGTCTGGTTGGGGCAGCCGGATCCGTACACGAGCACCGAGCAGACTTACGAGGAAGATCCCGAGCTTGCGGATCTCCGGGAGTTTCATGCGCTGTGGTGGGACCGCAGCCTCAGGGTCGATTACGATTATCTAACTAGCCGTATCATTGAGGTTTTTTCTGAGCTTCCGCAGGGGTTCAATACGCCGGTCGGTAAGCAGTTTCTGCTGCGCGTAGCGGCGAACCGGACTGATGGGACTGTGGTTTCGCACGATCGTTTCGGGTGGTGGCTGCGCCGGATAAGTGGCCGTATCGTCAGTGGTTTCCGGCTCGTTTCAGGGCCGCGCAATACAGCGCGCGCCACCTTCCGGATGGTGAAAGTGAAGTAGGGAGAGGAGTAGGCTTCTTTGTCTTCTTAGGCTTTTCCATACCCCTAGGAATATTTTCAAAAAGAAAAGGAAAATTGGAGTGCTAAGGACAGGCCTAGGAAGTCTGTAAAGCCTACGGAAAGGGAAAGCGAAAAAAGGGAGATCCTATGACCGAACAGCGACCGGCTACGCGTAAGGAACTCGAGATCGATGCGTTTCTCGCTGACTTGAAAGTAAGCAAGTCGACCGCCTCGGGACGGCTGATCTTCGCGCTCGACGCCACTATGAGCAGGCAGGAGACCTGGGATGCGGCTTGCCAACTCCAGGGCGACATGTTCCGCACCGTCGCCAGCATCGGCGGGCTCAGCGTGCAGCTGGTCTATTATCGGGACCACTCCGAGTGCCGCAGCTCGAAATGGGTCGCGGACTCCAATCACCTCGCCAGCCTCATGACCCGGATCCAGTGCCGCGCCGGGCACACGCAAATCGGCAAGGTCCTCACCCACGCCAAGCGCGAGACCGAACTGCTCAAGGTCGCGGCTTTGGTTTTTGTTGGTGACGCCTTCGAGGAGGAAGCGGACGAGGTAGTTCCCCTCGCCCACGAACTCGGACGCCTCGGGCTTCCGATATTCATGTTCCAGGAGGGAAACGCAACTCGGGTCGAGGGCATCTTTCGAGCCATCGCCAAGGCTAGCAATGGCGCGCACTGCCGCTTCGATCAGGGCTCAGCCAAGCAGCTTGGGGAACTGCTCAAGGCGGTGGCGGTGTTCGCTACTGGTGGCGTGGCCGCGCTCGAGAAACACAAGGATGCGGCTGCAGTGAAGTTATTGGGCCAGCTCAAGCGGTAGGGGTTCCCGCCCGAGAATTCATTGCGATATTCGGGAGGGGGGAACCAAAAAATTTCCAGTGCCGCAATTCCCGGGGCGCGGCTGTACTCGCAAGCAGATTTAGTTTGAAAGTGAGCAAAACCGATTCTCGCTTCGCGAGAACTTTTGCAGTACCTTGGTCCATTCATGATCAGAAAAAAATCGGCCCATGCTCGGGCCCAACCAAATCACAGCCTAAAACTGTGATACTGCAATATTCTTCTATTTCCTGACCTGCGCGCTCGCAGTCTTCTGCTATCCGCCGGGTCCGCTCGGAATCGGCCGGAGACCGGCCATCTTCGACGACCGGTTCTAAGCGGGGAACTGGCCATTTTGCCGACCCAAAACCAGGCCGGCCCAATGGCTAACTGTAGAGCCCGGCGAGCCAACTGGCGCGGACCAGATATGCAAATATTTGGCCATTTGACCTGTCCCAAAAGGCCTGTCGCGGAATGCATCTTGACTACACTATATTTCAATGGCTTACAGCTGGCTCCTAGGCGGCTTGAAACGAAGTCGTTTTGGGCCCATATCGGGTCCATGAAGGCCGCCCTTTACGTGCGCACGTCGACCGTCGACCAGACCGTTGACAACCAAATCCGCGAGCTCGAGGGCGTTGCCGAGCGTCTCGGCCACCAGATCGTGGAAGTCTATGCGGACAATGGCATTTCCGGCGCCAAGGGCCGGGATCGGCGGCCAGCATTTGACCGTTTATGCCGCGACGCCACTCGCCGCCGGTTCGACATCATCATGGCGTGGTCGGTCGATCGGCTTGGGCGTTCTTTGCAGGATCTCGTCGCCTTCCTCAGCGAAATCCACGCCAGCCACGTGGAACTATACCTGCATCAGCAAGGGCTTGACACCACGACCCCGGCCGGCAGGGCTATGTTCCAGATGATGGGGGTGTTTGCCGAGTTCGAGCGGGCCATGATCGTCGAGCGCGTCCGTTCGGGGATGGCGAGGGCTCGTGAGAGAGGCACCAAAAGCGGTAAGGCCATCGGCCGTCCCCGGATTCCCACACCGGTTCGGGCCAAGATTCGCGCGACCTATCAGGCGGGTGGTGTCAGCCTGCGGCAGTTGGCGAGGGGGTTCGGCGTCGGGCGCGAGACTGTGCGGCGCGTCTTGTGTAGTGGTGACTAAGGGTCCACTACGACTTGCCCAAATTGTGCTTTTAGAGCATAATTTTCTCTCATGGGT